TTGACGAAGAGTTGATGTGGGTAGATTCATTTGACCGTGTAGGTAACACAGCGACTGTATCACCTTACGGCCGTGGGTATCTAGGCACAGGTGCTGCTACACATGCAGCTGATGCCAAGGTTACTATCTCACCTATCTTCCCACGCTATGTAATCAAGAAGGCTATCAACGATACTATCCGTGCAATGGGTGCTAGCCTACTTGCTGTTAAGCAAACAACATTTACTTTTAATGCAGCGATTAATACTTACGAGTTTGAAAACCTAAACATTGAAAACATTCTAACCATGTCATGGCAGGATACAGGTCCTTCTAAGGAATGGATTCGTATTCGTCGTTGGGACTTCGACCCATTCGCAGATGTTGACACTTGGGGTTCAGGCTCGCAGACTGTAACAATCTACGACTGGATTACTCCAGGACGTACAGTAAAGGTAATGTATGCTACACCTCCATCTGCGATGGAAAACAGTACAGATGTATTTACAACCACTACTGGATTCTCTGAGGCAGCTCGTGACATTGTAATCCTTGGTGCGTCATACAGATTATTGGCTTACCTTGACCCTGCTCGTGCAGGTCAGATTAGCCCACAGGCGGACGAAACAGATGGCAAGCGCCCATACGGTGCAAGCGCATCAGCAACAAAGCAACTCTTTGCTCTTTACTCACAACGCTTGAACGAAGAAGTATCAGCAATGCAAAGTCAATACCCGCCACGAATTCATTATACTCGATAGGAATATAAATGACAACACGCAATTACTCCTCTCGCTCACAGCAGACTACACTGACAAGTGCAGTTACTGCTGGCGCATCAACTATAGTTGTGCAGTCAGGTACTGCACTTCTTGGTGGTCAGTCGATTCCTGCGGGCACAACCTTTACGGTTGTTGTAGACCCAGATACAGCACTTGAAGAAATTTTAGATGCCACCGCGGTATCGACTAACACCTTCACAGTAACCCGTGCCATTGATGGCTCATCCGCCCAGGCTCACTCTGCTGGTGCTGTTGTACGTCACATGGCAATTGGCCGTGACTACCGCGAATCTAATGCCCACGTAGAGGCTTCTACGGGCGTTCACGGCATCTCAAACTCCTCATCGGTTGTCGGAACTATCGACACACAGACACTGACTAATAAGACCCTTACAGCCCCTACAATCACCAACCCAAGTATCTCTGGCGCAGGTGTAGATGCAAGCATTGTCTTCGAAGGTGCTACGGCAGATGCCTATGAGACCACCCTTACAGTGGTCGACCCTACGCAGGATAATACGCTTACCCTTCCTAACACAACAGGTACAGTGGTAGTTGCTACAGCAGTACAGACTCTTACAAACAAGACTTTAACTAGCCCGACTATCTCAGGCTCTCCAGTTATTACTGGTCTATCTTCTGCAGGGATGTCAGCATCCTCTGCTACTCCTAAGGACTACGTAGATAGCATTCTAGGTTCAGCAACTGCAGCAGCAACATCTGCTGCTAGCGCAGCAACCTCTGCTACTTCTGCTGCAACAAGTGCTACAAGCGCAGCATCATCTGCTTCAGCGTCTGCATCATCTGCTACAGCTTCAGCCAGTTCTGCTACAGCGTCAGCAACAAGTGCAACTGCTTCAGCTTCTAGTGCATCAGCAGCAGCGACCAGTGCGTCGAGTGCTGCAACAAGTGCAACTTCTGCTGCTACGTCAGCAACATCAGCCGCAGCTTCTGCAACAACTGCAGCCGCTTCAGTAGCAACTATTGCGGGCTATGCAACAACTGCTTCTAACTCTGCAAGCGCATCTGCTACAAGTGCTTCAGCTGCCGCAACATCTGCGGCGTCTGCTGCAACTAGTGCATCATCTGCAGCAGCAAGTGCTGCAAGTATTGTTGGAGATGCAGCCGCTGCAGCGACAAGCGCGGCATCTGCTTCTACTAGTGCAGCAAGTGCAGCAACATCTGCTACTTCAGCAGCCGCTAGTGCGACTACTGCAGCTAACTCTGTTGCTACTATCTCAGGTTTTGCTACAACAGCATCTAACTCTGCATCCGCTGCTGCAACTTCTGCAGCGTCTGCAAGTGCAAGTGCCGCCTCTGCTGCAACTGATGCTGCTAGTGCATCTACATCTGCAGCATCTGCGTTAACATCAGCAACAAGTGCAGCAACAACTTACGATAACTTTGATGATAGATACCTAGGAGCTAAGTCAACTCCACCTACAGTAGACAATGATGGTAATCCACTTATTGTTGGTGCTATCTACTGGAACTCAGTAAGCAATGCAATGTTTGCTTGGACTGGCACAGAGTGGGGTTCAATCTCCTCAACTGCTGCTATCTTCCGTTATCGCTACACAGCAGCAGGCGGAGAAACTTCAGAGTCAGGTCCTGACGACAATGGTGTAACGCTGTCATACATTCCTGGCAAGGAACAAGTATACCTTAATGGTGTACTTCTTGTTCGTGCTCAGGACTATACAGCAAGCAATGGCACAAGCATTGCATCACTAAGCCCAGCGCTAGTGTCAGGCGATGTTTTAGAGGTTATTACCTTTACTGCATTCGAAGTTGCAACTGCTATTCCTAACAGCATCCTAGATGCTAAGGGTGATTTAATTGCGGCAAGCAGTGCTGACACACCAGGCAAACTCTCTGTAGGAACCGACGGTCAAGTACTGACTGCTGCATCTACAACAGCACTTGGATTAGCATGGACGACAATCTCAGGATACTCAGCACCAACATTAGGTTCAACATCTATTGCATCAGGTGCTACTGTAACCAATGTTGACGGTCTGACAATCAACTCAACAACAATTCCTACATCTAAGACACTGCTTGCCACTGACTCAACAGTAAGCGATGCAACAACTAGCACCGCTGCGCGGGGCGTTGGCTATATGGGTATTCCACAAAGCACTGCTGCAACCACTGGTTCATATACCATCGTTGCTGCAGATGCTGGTGAGCATATCTATTCAACTGCAACTCGTACTATCACTATTCCTGCTAACGCATCAGTTGCTTTTCCAGTAGGTACTGCAATCTCCTTTGTTGCAGCAACTGGAGCAACTGTAACCATTGCAATCACATCTGACACATTACTGTTGGCAGGTGCTGGAACTACAGGTTCACGCACGCTTGCACCATTTGGTATGGCTACAGCCCTTAAAATTACAAGCACATCTTGGATTATTAGTGGAAACGGACTTGCGTAATGGGCGGTATGTTGAACGCATTGGTAGGTTCCTTTGCGCCAGCAGGTGGTTCATTTGAGTCTATTGCTACACAAACATTAGGTTCATCGGCTGCATCTATTACCTTTAGTAGCATCCCATCTACCTATCAGCATTTGCAGATAAGATTTATGTCTACTCTTACTGGCACAACTGCAAGCGATGAGTTCTTGTGGCTTACTTTTAATTCTACTGGTGGCACATCTTATGCTGACCATTATCTATGGGGCAGTGGCACATCTGCAAGTGCAGGTGGGATTGATAGTCAGCCAAACATTAGATTTATTGGACAAAGCGATTTGACTGTTGGTTCAGTAGATGCTTTCTCTGTTGGAATTATAGATATACACGACTATAAATCAACCACTAAAAACAAAACAGTGAGAGTATTTTCTGGTTGGGATAACAACGGCGGCGGTAGATTAAATCTTTCTTCTGGATTATTTAACAATACAGGTGCGATAAGTACAATTAAGATTGAACGCTCAGGGTCTACCAATATGGCAGCAGGTTCAGTCTTTTCACTATACGGAATTAAGGGAGCGTAAATGCCAGTAACATATGACAACATCGCTACCACGACTCTAGGCAGTTCGGTTGCAGCAATAGATTTTACTAGCATCCCTGCTACTTATACTGATTTGAGGTTGGTATTAGTTGGCACTGTAAACACAGCAGGAGTTTTCCCATTAGTGCGTTATAATAATAATAATGCTACTAACTACTCAATGACTTATATAGGTGGAAATGGCTCAACTGCTTATAGTGCCAGAAGTTCAAACGCAACTTATTTTGCACCGTTTGAGGTAAATGGTATGAGCGATACAGTTCCACAAATAATAACTATGGATATTTTTTCATATGCAGGTTCAACAAATAAAACTACTTTGATGACTACATCAGGCGATAAAAATGGTTCAGGCGATGTAGAAAGATATGTTTGTTTATGGAGAAACACATCAGCGATAACAAGTGTAAAACTTGACGCATCTAATTGGAATTCTGGCACAACCGCTACTCTGTATGGGATAAAAAATGCCTAGTACCTACACACTCATCTCATCTAATGTCCTTAGCAGTTCTGCTGCATCTGTTACCTTCTCATCTATTCCTAGCACTTATACGGATTTAGTATTACGCTCAAGCGCAAGGTCATCTACTGCAACATTGAACGTAAGAATACGATTTAATTCAGATACTGCAACTAATTATTCTCTTGTCTATTTGTATGGGGAAGGTTCTGCTGGCGGCAGTGGAATAGAAAATAATCAAACAAGCCTTAGACCACAAGCAACAAATGCTTCATCCTATACAGCAGATACTTTTGCAAATTTTGAAAGTTATATTCCATCCTATAATAGCGCAAATAGTAAACCAGTAAGTGTATTTAATGTAACTGAAAATAATGTAAGTGGTGCAAGTTCTTCGTGGATTTTTTCAGGTGGTGGTTTATGGAGAAACTCATCTGGCATAACAAGCATTGAGATAACATCTTCAAGTGGTAACTTTGTCTCAGGTTCATCTTTCCATTTATACGGTATCAAAAACTCATAAGGAGCAACAATGACAATAGCAATCGAAGTAAACTGCGAAACAGGTGAGGTCACTGAACGTCCTTTGACAGCCGAAGAAATCGCAGCAAACGAAGCAACAGCAGCACAAGCTGAGGCTGACCGCCTAGCACGTGAAGCAGAAGCAGCAGCAGTACAGGCTGCTAAAGAAGCAGCACACTCTAAGTTAGCAGCCCTTGGCTTAACCGCTGAGGAAATCGCAGCACTATCTAAGTAAGGATAACTAATGACTAAAGCCCGCGTAAATGCAGACAACGCATCTGCTGATATTCAAGGCGTAACCGCTGGTACAGGATTAACAGGTGGTGGTACATCAGGTGCCGTAACAGTAAGCCTTGACACATCATCTGTGTATGTTGTACCTTCTCAATCTGGTAACTCAGGTAAGTATCTAACTACCAATGGTAGTGCTACTTCTTGGGGTGCTGTTTCTGGTGCTCCTGATTTCTTGGCTGGTAAAAATAAGTTGATTAATGGTGCATTTCAGGTTTGGCAGCGTAGCACAAGTGTTACAACCGATAGTTGGACAGCAGACCGTTTTTATTGGGCAAAGCCAGGAACGGGTGTTGGTTCATTAACTCAACAAACTTTTACTCCTGGTGCTGCACCAGTGGCTGGATATGAAGGTCAATTTTTTGCAAGGTCAGCAATTACTTCAGTTGGCTCAAGTTCCTATATTCAATTTCAAAATGTTATTGAAGATGTTCGTACTTTAGCAGGCCAAACAGTAACACTTTCTTTTTGGGCAAGATTAAATAGTGGTTCAGTTGGTGGAACATATGCTCGCTTTATTCAATCATTTGGAAGCGGCGGTTCAACTAACATTACAACTGATGCTATGGCATTTACTACAACTGGGTCTTGGCAAAGATTTTCACTAACACAAACATTACCATCAATTTCTGGAAAAACAATTACTTCAAACTCTGCTTTAATTGTTGATGTAGTTGTTCCATTTAGTGCTAATCATACAATTGATTTTTGGGGTTTTCAGGTTGAAGCAGGTTCAGTTGCTACACCATTTACAACCGCAACAGGTAGTATCCAGGGTGAACTTGCTGCGTGCCAGAGGTATTATTACAATCACGCATCTGGAATAAATCAATCAGTTGGAGCGGGTGGATATACCACTAGCGCAGAAGTTAGTGGTGCTGTTTATTTCCCAGTAGAAATGCGTGCGAAACCAACTTTAGTTGTTACTTCAGGAACAGATTATTACAGAGCATATAGAGCAGGAACAAATGATGACTTTAATGTTTTTGGTTTGTATTCTGAAACTACTTCTAAATTAGCCTTTTTGTTTGCTGATTCTTTAGTTTCAGGAACAGCAGGTCATTTTGCAATTCTTACAACAAACAATGCCTCATCATCTATTGCATTTAGCGCGGAGTTATAAAATGAAAAATTATATAGAAGTTGTTACACCATTAGGTGGTACAGTTATTCAGTATGAAGAAAATGGTATTGTTTACACAATACCTAAAGACTTGAGCAACTCTGATTATCAAGCATACTTGGCTTCATTAGAAGCGTAACAGTTATCCCTGAGCAAGGATACAAACTGCTCAACTAATTTTTGCTTACTTGCGCCACTATAGTCAATATGCTATATTGCAACTAGGCTAATAATGCCTTAAACATAGGGGACACAATGGCTAAAGTAAACAAAGGAGCACTAGCAATAGGCTGGTGTGACAACGGTAACACTGATGGTAAGTTCACAGAAGGTGTCGTTAGTGTGGCACTACAGTGCGCTAACAATGGCATCGAACTGACCCACAGTATGCGAGTACAAGGCAATCAGATTGGCAGACAACGTCAGGTTTTGTTTGATTACTGGGCTGACCAGATTAAAACAGACTGGCTTCTATGGATTGACTCAGACATTGTAGTCAATATGGAAGTAGTTGCCAAACTTTGGGATACTGCTGACAAGGTTAATCGACCAGTTGTAAGTGGTACGTACTTCATCTCCAAAGAGAATGAGGGTACATTGGCTAAGCCTTTCCCAGCATTGTTCTACGATGTTGATGAGTTTAGTATCCAGCATGTACACCCACTGCCACCTAATGAAGTCATCAAGGTAGACAGTGCAGGGTTTGGATTCGTGCTGATGCACAAGTCAATCATCGAACCTATGCGTCAGAAGTTTCCAGGTCAGTCAATGTTTGCAGAACAAGAGAACGTTGGCGACAAGTATGTAGGTGAAGACATTGTCTTCTTCCGCAAGATGCAAGAAGCAGGAATCCCATTACATGCACACACTGGTGCATTAGTGCGACACATGAAGCGATTCTCGCTTGATGCTAGTTACTATGATATGTACTGGACATTAGATATTATTAAACAAAAGGCACAACAACAACAAGGCTAAGGAGTCTACGTGGCTGGTCGTGATATTACCGAAGGTCGTGCAACGCGAGCTATTGCTGTTGACGTAGGTGTAGTTGCTACATCTGCTATCTGGCAGAACACCGATGTGGCATATGATACTGCTATTGGCGGTATGCCATTCATCTATGCAATCAGTGATGCACGCCCATATATCCGACAGACTGCACCATTCCGTAAGGAACAGTTTGACAATCAGACTGAACCAGGTGAGCAATCACTTACTGGTTGGTGGATTCGTAGCCAGCAATCTTTTCACGCAGGGGACGGTATCACTTTCTACGACCCAGCACAGAGTGCATCTAACTCACCTGAGCATTTCCGCTTTGCGGACAGCAAGGGTGTAGACATTTGGACACAGGGTGAAGTGACCCTACTTAACAATGTTAACGTAGGGCACATCACTACTGGTGCTATTAAGCCTAACGGTCGACCAAGCCAGTACCTTCGCTCAATCAGATGGAACAACACATCAGGTGTATTGCTAGCCGATGAGTATGACATTGACAAGATTGACCTTAATGGAAACGAAACACACTTTGTAAACTACAATGCTGGTACAGACTCAGCAGTGTACGCCATCTGCGATGATGGTGTTAATGCCTATTGGATTACCAATACTTCTACTAAGAAGACTGTATACAAGAAGCCATTGACTGGAACCTCTGCGTCTACTGCCGATGTTACCCTTATGTTTGATGAAGTTGGCTTAGTTTCTAATGCAACAATGGAGTTTGTAAAAGAACGTATTGTTATGTGTGCTGACAACAAGGTGTACGAGTTCGCAGCTAACGCTGTCGCTATGCCTACCGCTGTGTATACACACCCATCAACATCACACGTGTACACATCAGTTGCAGCCTCTGGTCCTGCAATCTATGTGTCTGGCTACAACGGCATTCAGTCTAGCATTATTAAGTTTACTCTATCTACTGCTGGTGTTATGCCAACATTAACATCTGCCATTACAGCAGCTGAGTTCCCAGTTGGTGAAGTAGTACATAAGATTCACTACTACCTAGGATACATGATAATTGGTACCAACAAGGGTATTCGTGTTGCTACAGTTAACGACAATGATGGGTCTTTATCATACGGCCCACTCATTGTAGAGACATCACAACCATGCTATGACTTTGCTAGCCGCGACCACTTTGTGTGGTGCGCTACTGGTGTAGATGGAGAACCTGGTGTTATTCGTATCGACCTGAGCCTTGAGGTTGCACCTTTACGCTTTGCTTATGCTAACGATATATACTATGGCGGAGTAACTGGACGTGTCACTACTGCTTGCGCATTTGCCAATGGTACTGACCAGTTAGTCTTTGCCTCTACTGGTCTGACCGTCGGTGGAACTATTACCAACAAGGCTATGGCATCAGGCATTGCTACATTAACAACAGCGTCAGCACATGGTTTGACACCAGGCAATACTGTATGGGTAGAGGGTGTTGATTCTAACTTCAACTCATCTACTGGTCCATGGACAGTTACTGCAGCTACAACCACAACTTTTACATACACCAGTGCAGTAACAGCAACAGTTGCATCTACTTCGGTATCATCTGCTACTGCTATTGCCAACACTCCTGGCTCTACATACATCGAAGATGATACTGACCTGATTCCAACAGGCTACCTAGAGACAGGCTACATCAGGTACAATACGCTAGAGCCTAAGAACTTTAAGCGTCTTGTTGCTCGTGGTGATTTCGAGTATGGGTCTATGACCCTTGAAACAGTTACTGCTGATGGTACTGAGTACGACGTAGTTGCATACGATGCATCCGTCCCACCAGTTGAGGTAACTACATCTAACCCACAGGAAGCGCAAGAGTATCTAGCCTACAAGTTTATCCTATACCGTGACGGGGACGAGCCATCACGAGGCCCAGTAATGAAGGGCTACCAGGCTAAGGCGACTATCGCCACACCTCGCCAGCGAGTAATGAGATTCCCCGTCTATTGCTATGACGTGGAGACAGACCGATACAATGTACAGGTAGGGTATGAAGGCAGAGCCTTCGATAGAATTGCCCAACTAGAATCCATTGAGGAAAATGGTGACGTTGTAACATGGCAAGACTTAACCACAGGTGAGTCACGCCAGGCTGTCATTGAACAAATCTCTTTCACCCGCCTCACACCTCCAGACCGTGGCTTCACAGGTTATGGTGGTGTCATTGATATCACGATTAGGACCGTATAATGTCTTCTGCTCAATGGCTAGGTCTAGCCGTATCCGTCTGCACACTAGTTGCAGCTTTTGCTACATCAGTTCGCTGGTTAGTTAAGCACTACCTATACGAACTCAAGCCTAACTCAGGCTCAAGCCTAAAAGATTCTGTCATTAGACTAGAAGAAAAAGTAGAAATCCTATACCAGATTATGATTCAAAAAGGAAGAGATGATGAACGATGAAGCCTGTTGCCAAGAAAGCCACACCTGCCGCTATTGCTGTCCTTCGACAAGCCACAGCGATAGCACCCTCTCGTTTGAAAGTATCCGATGGACTTCTGCCGTCGAAGAAGCATCTGGCACAGAGTCCAACCAGCGACCATAACACAGGCTTTGCTGTAGATTTAACTCACGACCCTAAGAATGGCATCGACTGCGTCGATATCTTCCAGAAACTTAAGGAAGATAAGCGAGTCAAGTACATGATTTTCAAAGGAAAGATTTGGTCGAAAGAACGTGAAGCAGAAGGCGACCGTGAATACACAGGTAGCAACAAGCATAACAAGCACTTACATATTTCAATCAATGATGGGGCGGGCAATGATACTTCACCTTGGTTCTGGTGGCTTAATCAGCCTAAGGTAATCAATCAGGTGAAGGCGGTACTCACACCATCGCCAAGCAAGAAAACGTATAAGCCTGAAGTATGCACTTGTTGCAAGGCTCATCCGTCAAATCCTACGTCCTAAGGAGGACTTATGAATACAGAGAAACTAGTTGCTATCGCAGGCACATACCTACGTGCAGCTTTCGCATCTGTGCTAGCAATGTACATTGCAGGAGTTACAGACCCTAAGGCATTAGGTTCAGCATTCCTCGCATCACTTGCTGCACCTGTCTTGAAGGCTCTAGACTCTAAAGAGACTGCCTACGGCAAAGGCTCAGAGTAACCATTTAAGGGCCCTAGCAGGCCCATAGACACAAGAAACCCCCCTTCCTAAGGTAATCACCCTAGGTTGGGGGGTCTTTTGTCGTTTCTAAATGTTACTTGATGTCGTCATCGTCGGCTTCGAAGTCCTCGACTAGGTCTTGGAATGCCTTCATATCTTTCTTGAATCGGTACTGTCTGTATCTTTCAATCAGTTCTAAGTAGACATCGCGTACAGCGATGGCTAGTAGTACTCCAAAGAAAACTTCTAACATAGTATCTCCTATAGTATATATATTATATATATAATAACCCCCTTCGGGGGTTTATATTATTATATATTAATATTAATTATACACATAGAATCTGACCGTGTAAGTAAGCGACTTAGGTGTGCCTATTGGCACTGATGTCTGAGTGTGTTATAGTTGGGGAATGATTCAACTTGGAGATTATGAGTTACCTGAACACGTGAGTTACTCAGCGTTCAGTACATACGTTGACTGTGGATATCAGTACTACCTAGGGCGATTGCTTCAGGTACCTGAGGAGCCATCAGTCTGGTCAGTGGGAGGTTCTGCCTTCCATACAGCTACAGAATTGTGGGACTTAGAACATGCTGAATAGTGAACTATGGGCGAAAGCCTGGGCACAAGAGGCTGAAGGCAAAGACCTAACCAACGCACGTGTTGGTGGTCGTGCTACTAAGGCTAACCCAAACAAAGAAGATGTTAACTTCTGGCAATCGACTGGACCTCAATGGGTTCAAGCATACATCGATTGGCGTAAGGCTAACCCTGACTGGAAATTGTGGAAGACACCACAAGGTGCACCAGCAGTTGAGTTGGCTATGTTACCTGAATTTGCTGGCGTGCCAGTCAAGATGATTCTTGATAGGGTGTTTGAAGTCAATGGCGAACTGGTTATCGTCGACTTGAAAACCTCTCAGCAAACACCAACCAATACACTACAACTTGGATTCTATAAGGTCGGAATGTTAAAGACCTTTGGTATCGATGTTAAGTGGGGGACTTATTGGATGGCACGTCAGCACGGTGTGTCTCCTCTTGTTAGCCTCGAGCAGTACACAGAGGATAAACTTGAGTACCTTGTAGCAGGATTTGACAAGGCTCGTAAGGCTGGAATCTTTTTACCGAACACAAACAACTGCCAATACAAATGTGGACTGACAGCACATTGTCAGTTCTCAACGAAGATAGGATAACAAATGGAAGACTGGAAACTGCAAGTCAGTTACAAGACACCTGCTGGGGATATGATTAATATCCGTGCTAATACTGCTGATGAACTCAGCGTGTTACTAGAAGGCATCGGTGATTACTCAACACAAGTAGCAGCCGTACAACGATTGGTTGTCGGTGCATACAACGCAGCCCCTTTGGGGACCACGAGTTCAACTCCAAGCACTACGCAATTCACGTCCTCCGCTCCCAGCCAGGGGCAGGGTCCGTCACTTACACCTCCACCAAGCGCGGTAACTCCATCAGGAACAGCGAGCCCGACGTGCATACACGGAGCGAGAATCTTCCGACAGGGAGTGAGCAAAGCGAGTGGGAAGCCTTACGCTTTCTGGGCATGCCCAACCCCACAGGGAACTCCCGACCAGTGCAAGCCAGTAAACTAAAACGTTGATGAAGGAACGCAGCTACCGACGCACACCACAGAAGTGGCTGCGTTCTTTCTACACAGAAGGGAATGAATCAGGATGCGTACACTTGTCCGCTCAGTTGGTCGTTCCAGTATCGGTGGAGAACCGCTCCCTAGTTGCTTTAAGGCATTCGAAAGTAACAAGATTATCATTAGGCGCTCTGAGGTTTCGATGTTCGCAGCCGCGCCTGGAGTCGGAAAGTCAACTCTAGCACTGGCTTTAGCGCTGAAAATGAAGGTACCAACGCTTTACATTTCAGCAGATACCAACGCACACACAATGGCTATGCGATTAGCCTCAATGATTTCAGGTAAGTCACAGACTGACGTTGAAGCATTGATGAATACAGACCATGGTTGGACAAAGGCAACACTTGCAAAGGGTAGCCACATTGTATGGTCGTTTGAATCAGCACCAACACTACAAGATATTGATGAAGAAGTGCAAGCCTTTGAAGAACTATGGGGTTGCCCACCAACATTGATTGTTGTAGATAACTTAATGGATGTAGCCACCGATGGTGGTGAAGAGTTTGCATCTATGCGTGCAATCATGAAGGAGTTGAAGTATCTTGCGAGGGCTACTAACGCTGCAGTGGTTGTACTACATCACACTTCGGAGGCTGTCCAGGGTAGCCCGTGTCAACCGCGCTCCGCTATTCAGGGTAAGGTTGCTCAACTTCCTGCTCTTATATGCACCCTCGGCGTTGTTGGTACTTCTATGGGTGTTGCACCTGTTAAGAATAGATACGGTAGAGCTGACGCAGGAGGAGGACTCATGACATGGGTTGCCTTTAATCCTGAGTACATGTTCATTGATGATATACCAGAGAATGTTTAAGGAGAAAAATGCTAATGGAAAAGACGCTTAAGATTATGAAGCAAGAAGCATATGTCGAAGGTTGGCAAGATGCAGTAGCTGCATTAACTAAAGAGTACGAAGATAGATTACGTTCAGTCATTGAGAAGTTCGAACTACCAAAGGAATACGAAGTAGATGACGACACGGAAAAGCCACAAGGCTAGAGGTGCAACCTTTGAAACCGACATCAGAGATTGGTTTCGAGCAAATGGATACGATAGTGAACGACTTGCTCGAACAGGTGCAAGAGATGAGGGCGACGTTGTTGTCCGCAAAGACTTCCTTGGAAGCATTGGCATCATCGAATGTAAAGCACCAGGTGCAGGCAACGCCATTGACCTTAGTGGGTGGACGAAAGAAGCACAGATTGAAGCAACGCATTATGCGGAAGCAAGGGGTATCGACCGTGACACCGTCCTCCCAGCGTTACTTATCAAAGCTCGAGGAAAGTCAATAGCAGATTCATATTTAGTATTACGATTAGGAGATGTATTCGGTGAATGATTTGCCCAGCATCAAGGCTGTACTAGAACACTATGGTGCTAGTATGCGTCGTGACCATGGGCAAGTCAACCTGAAGTGTCCGTTCCATGGTGACTCACATCAAAGTGGAACTGCAAACCTAGACGAGAATCTATTTGTTTGCTTTGCCTGCGGTGTACAAGGAAACAGTTTACAAATCATAGCACAACAAGAAGGATGTGACATACGTGGCGCAGCAAAATTCGCAGAAGGAACTCTTGGGCATAGCGTCCAAGCGGTACCAGGAAAGCATCTATCAGGCAGAAGGTTACCTTCGAAGCAGGGGTATAACTCTGGAGGTAGCACGGTTGGCACGATTAGGCGTAGTCGAGGAGCCTGAGCCAGGACACGAACAGTATACTGGCAGACTTAGCATACCTTATGTAACTAAGTCAGGCATTGTGGACATACGCTTTCGCTCACTCAACCCTGCGGTTGAACCTAAGTACATGGGTATGGTGGGTGCGGACACAAAGATGTATAACGTATTAGATATTGAACGAGCAGGCGATTGGATTGGAGTATGCGAAGGTGAACTCGACACCCTTACTATGTCACGATGTGTTGGAATCCCATGCGTCGGAGTCCCAGGAGCAAACTCATGGAAGAAACACTACACAAGATTACTTGCTGACTTCGAGCGCATCTTTGTTTTCGCAGACGGAGACGGACCAGGACGAGAGTTCGCAAACAGTTTGGCAAGAGAACTACCAGTCACTATC